ATAACAAACTTATATCTAGTAGCCCAATAAGGTGGAAGTTGAGTTGGAGGTATACTTACTTGAATTGTATTTCTAGTGGATGAATTTCCACAAGGAATAAATACTGTATTAGTATTACTAACCAAAGCAGTTGATGAACGATTAAACTCGTCCATATAAACTATACCAATCTCATACCCACGATTACTATGAAGGCTTGATGGATTAGCGATTTCTTGATATGTAACTTCAGCAAATGTTATTTCATAGTACTCATAAGCAAAAAGAGTTGGAGAAGTTAAGTTGTCAACAAACACAACGGCAGGCAATTGGAATCCAATTGTACTACTAGATGGACTTGTTATTACTGTGATTGGCTGACCAGTAGCAGATATACCACTGCCATACTTAGCGTACACATCTAGCGAACTAGGCACAGAGCAATTGAATGTATCTGTAAATGTAATACCATCGCACGCAGTTGCCATAGGCTCTATGTTTGTTGCTGTTCCTACAGCGTCTTGAAACTCAGTGCTGCTTGCTAAGTCAAATACTGATGTGTAATCCCTTGGCAAGAAATAGGTGAATGATATAGATACATTATCAGTTTCTTGAGCAGGAGTATTACTTGTAAACAAAGTATGCGTGAACGTAATCTCAATACTAAGGGCGGCTCCAGCAACTAGATTTGTTCCTGTTAAGTCTATTTGTAATACAGAGCCTGCAACACTTTGACTTCCGTCAATGGTGTAACTACCAGTTGCTGTACTGTCTGGGATGACTGAGTCACCTACTAGCTCTGTATTCAGAGATGCCAAGTACTCAAACTTAACATCATTACCATCATCATCTACCAAGTCATAACCCTCAACATAATTACCATACATCAATCTGTTGCCCATAATAGTCTGAGCCTTAGCCTGAAGAGGTACATTATCATAAAGCCTCAATATCTCAGAGTCTGGAAGTATGGTAAATATTTTACTGTTACTAAACTGATACGAATAGTTTGCATTATCAACGTATCCTAGCTGTGCTTTATCAAGTTTCTCAATTACTTTTATAATGTTTGAATCTGCTTCTTTAAACAGCAAGTCTATTCCCTTTACTAGAGAACTTCCTGTATTGAATGTTATGTTTACTCCATTAGATTCATTTACCATTCCCTCGTTTAAGAAACTGTTTATACTAAACTCAAATGGATTTGGTATAAAAGCTGGAGCAGTAAACTGAGATATCGCTGAGTATTCGTTATCAGCGTATCTATATCTATATGCAAAGCATAAGAACCTAGTCTCCATATAGTTCTCTTGACCATTCAGTTTTAACATCTGAATACTTGGAGAAGAAACGGGTGGCTTCTTTATAACAAGTAGTTGCTCTGCTAATATTGGATTGTCTATATTGGCAACTGGTAAAGAATAACCTCTCGTTAAGTTAATGAACCTAGGAGGATTTAAATCATCAGTAAAGAATAATAGATTTTCATTTATCGTCCCAGTCTTTATTAAACTAATACCAGTTATCAAGTAATCAGGATTGAAGTTTAAGGTTGTATTTACTCCTCCTCCATCGTCAATACTAACAACGTGATATGTCACCACTAGAGTGAATACGTTGTATGAAATTATTAAATCTAATTTACCTGTAGCTCCAACAGTAAAGTCTGGGTCGTGGACAAACCAATATAAAGTGTTTGCTTCACCATCTTCATATGCTCCGATGCATTTAGCATCAGGGGATAATGGTGTTCCATCAATGTACGTCAATGCAGTCAGCTGAGTATTCCCCTTGGTGTTTTCTATAACCCCAATCTCTGATAACTCAGTAGACCCCATACGCACATTCATTGCGTCAATGTATTCTCCTTCTGGTAGTAGACGTTCATCCGTCACCTTATTCATTCTACCAGCTACAAAAGTTCTTGTAATCTTTGGCATATTACTTTAACCATTTATCCATACCACGCAAACTCATTAATAGTCTTCCGGGGTGTATGTTGCTTATTCTAATCTTAGCGTTTCTTAATAGAGCTGACTTTTCTTTTCTAGCACGAGCCACAATGTATTCTTGTACATTCATCTTGGATGCTAGTATTTCATATCTGATATATGAATATACATACTGCTCAAACAATTTGTTTACAGATATCAATGATTCATCTCCATTCTCCATACCATCAGATATGTATTCAAGTATACATAGTTCTCCACGCATATCACTATTGAAGTTAATCACTCCCTTCTTTTTGTCAATGTTGAATGTTGGGTTGATGTTTGCTGTCTCTGTATTAAGACCAAATCTTTCACCGAATGAATATTCAAAATACCAATTCCCTTCAAAATACCAACCCTCTTGCCCATCAAACATATGACCGGGGTGCAAGTAAATATTCTTCTTGCTCCCTTTCAATCTGTCATAATCAATGGTTGAGTTCTGAGGCTCAAGAATGTTACCGTTAATATCAAACAAAATGAATCCATCATTATCCTGCAAGTATGCGTTGGATGATAATGCCTGAATGTTTTCAGTCATTGGTCTTAGGTATCCGTCTTTATATAAAGATATACGAACCCAGTTTACATAATCAGAAGGAAGAACAAATATCAAATTGTCTGCTACAGTCAACTCAAGAACCTTTACTTCTTTGAATGCATCGTAGTTTAATTCTTGTATTGCACGTTTAGCGTGAAATAAAATTCTATACCTTGCCTCGTTACTTATGAGTGATAGGTCACCGGTGTACATCAATTGAAAGTTCTTAACTATATCAGCTAAACTTACATATTGATATGACCCCCAGTTCTGGTCTTCGGGGGCTACACCATTATTGGTGTAATATTGATACTGAGATATATATGCCATTGTTATTGTGGTTTAGTCATAGATTGTTGTTGTGCCTCCTGAGCCATCGCATATTGAACAACCTCAGCTTCTCTAATAGATACTCCAGAATACTGTAATATCTTCGTTGCTAATTTATACTCGTATTCATTTGGCAATTCAAAATCTTGGTAGTCTGGTTGAGTCTGGTCAAACACTGGCTCACCACCTGCTAAACTAATATAAGTCCACTTGGGTGCCAATGGGTATCTAAAGTAATTCATAACTACCTGACCAATATTCCTATAAGAGATAGGCATAACTGTAACCTTATCTCCTTGAAGCGAATATGTTGGGAACAGAACGGATGAAGATGTTAGCAAAGATGTGTTTAACAACACTACTTTATCTTGTGTAATCTTTTCAGCTTCTGCTGCTGTGCTAGCCTTGTATATAGCATATGTATCACCGGGGGTAGTGAATATATCATTGTTTATCAATACCACTGAATTTGTTGTTGGGGTATCAAGGACTTGTGCTACTAGTGTGCTGCTCACATTTACCACTAAATCTCCGGGTACTAATCCTAAAGTATTAAAGCTAGCTGCTGCGTCTACTAACTGAGCAGATACTACAGTAGTATTCGTCCCAGTAGTATACTGATTAGGGTAGCATATAAGCTTTGAAATCATAAATGCTTGGTCTCCTGTAGTGGTCAAGGATGGTGCATAATATGCGTTACCAGCATAGTTGGATAATGCCTTCGTTACATTGAATATTTCTAAAACTTCTTCTACTGCCTGTAACATATCTCCATACCCCTCGTACATTTGTTTAAGGTTCTGAGCTACAGTAAATTTATTATAATCAGAAAACGCCTCTTCAAACATTTCTGTTTGGGCTTGAGATGCAAATAAATTAAAGTCAGAAGGCGATATGTAACCGTAGTTATTCTTATTCAATATAGACAACACGGTGTTTCTTACTTCGTTAATCATTGTACCTTTTTGTACAAAGATAAATAAAAAAAAGAGGGCGTGTTAACGCCCCCTCTTTAGAACAATAAATATATGGAAAACCTTATAGATTGGTTTCTAGTAATTTCAATGCATCTATCCCCTCATCACTCTGCAAATATACAGCAACTGCGGTATATGGGTCAGAATCAAATGGAATATTCATCATTTTTTTCTTATTGGATGGAGTATTAAACCATACCTCTTTAGTCCCATTCTTGAAAATCAATATGTTAGAAGCAAAGAACTTATGTACATTAGCTTCTATTTTCAACATTGGGTCATTGATTACATCCAAAAAGTTCTTTGATTGACTCTTAGCATAAATCAAAACGTCACGCTTAATTTCAGCAGTACTATACTTTGATGGGTCTTTGCCAAACAATACACGGAATACCATTTCAAGTTGCTCAATCTGCATTTGACGAGCCTCAATTAATGCGTCAACTTCGTAGTTGATTTCTTCCATTTGTTGCTCAGCATCCTTCTCGTTATCAACCTCCTCAAACAACATACCATTCAACGGATGGTAGTAAAGAAACTGCTGTAATACTGGATTTGTTTTTGGAACAAACAACATACCATCCTCAAAGATGACTGGTTCCAAAATAAAGTTACCATCCTGCTCATCTTCAAAAGGTGACTTTTGATTCCTAGCATATCTCAATGCACGATTGGTATTTGTTTCTTCATCGAAATGCATCAAAGGATATCTTCTAGTATTTCTTGACGGAATAGTGTAAGATAATGGGGTCATCCCATTCTTTAACTTGTAGGTTTTATCTACTAACTGTGTTGTTTTTTTATTTTTCATTTGATATGATTTGATTTTAAAACAAAGGGAGAAAGTGTACTTGAGTACACTCTCCCCCATTTGCATAGGTTTACTTTAATTATGCACCGTAGCGGAACAATACAAAGTTGTTAGCACCCAAGGTACATACGCAACGCTCAGACAAGAAGTTAACGGTCATTGCGTCAAGGTCGCTAGTTTGAGCACCTCCAGCAGAACCGGTAATCCAAGTCTTGTATCTGCGGTCTTCAGTCTCAGACGCTCTGTAACGAACGTGCAAGAAAGGACGCTTAGCGTTCTTGCCCATAATTTGGTCATACACGTTAGTAGAACCAGCAGGAACAAGAAGACCAGAGATAGTACCAGTTAAACCAGCTGTAGTGTTTGTAGCCAAACCACCACGCATAGTTGGGTCGTTCAAGTACTTCCAGTCAGACTTGTAGAAGTCATAACCTCTGCGGAATCCGCTGAATCCAAGGTTCAAAG